TGGTCTCAATATTTACCTGAGGGTACATTGTTAGAAGGCCAAAGAGTGCCAACAACATCATCCACCGTTATTGCAACTTATGGTATAGTACAAGGAATAGGTACAACATTTGGACCGTTGGTTGCTGAGCCTGTAACAAATATTTATCACGATTGCAACCCACAATCACGGATAGAAATCTCTATGGTAGCCGCAGGTAACGATATTGATTTTAGAGCAACATTAACAGATGGTAATGAAATAGACTATGTTTTTACTGGTTCTATTACTTTTCAAGGATTTGCTTCATGGATTGATGGAGACGGGGAACCACATGAAGTAGACGTTAATGGAACCATTTCAATTGACTTTACAAATCATGTTATTGGCATAGGTTATTTATTAACAAGTTACAAAGTAGACAATGGGGGTTATCCTATAACAATTACAAATATGAAAATACTTGATTTAAGCCTTTCTCCTGGTTTTTATAATTATGGGGATGCTTCTCAAAAGAATGAAACACATATAATAACACCTGAAGGTGATTTATGGATTTTTAGCTATAAAGGACAATACTAAATAATAATAATAATAATAATAATAAACAATTAAATTAAATAAATATGGAAGTAGTAAAACAAATTACGCAAGAACAATTAGAAAAAGTAGTAAATCAACAAAAAGATTTGCAAGCGTTATTAACTAACATTGGACTATTAGAATCTCAGAAACATGGTTTCTTACACCAAATTGCAGAAGTTAATAAAGCAGTTGAAGATTATAAAAACGAATTACAAGAAGAATACGGACCAATTAATATAAATCTGGCTGATGGTTCTTATACTGAAATTGTAGAAGAAGCAGAAGTAGTAGAATAATGGACTCTGTTATTAGAAAGATAAGTATAGGATCTGATTACAAGAATGAGGCAATGCATTATTCTATTGGACAACAAGTATATGGAGGTCATGAAATAACTTATATAAAGTTAGATGATAAAAATTCTTCATATAGTATATATATAAAAAAAGGAGATGAAGTAATGCCTTGGAAAACATTTAATTCCAACATGGCAATTTCTATAGAATATGATCTAGAATACTAATGACAAGTGTATTTAGTTTTATTGTAAAGCCAGTAGGCGAAAGATACAATAATAAAGTAAAAATAGACGGTAAAGATCTTATAATAAATACTAAAATAGAAAGTTTTAAATCTGTGAATAACTTAGCGGAGATCGTTTCGGTCCCGCTAGTTTATTCTACTAATATTAAAGTTGGAGATTTAGTAGTTATACATCATAATGTTTTTAGAAGATTTTATGATATAAGAGGTAAACAAAAAGATAGTAGATCATTCTTTATGGATAATCTTTATTTCTGTGATATAGATCAAATTTATTTATATAAAAATGATGATAGGTGGAAGGCTTTTGGTGACAGATGCTTTATAAAACCAATTAAAAATAATGACAGTTTAAGACTAGATAAAGAACAGAACCTTATTGGTATATTAAAATACGGAAACAGTTCCTTAGAAGCGCTTAAAATACACGAGGGAGACCTTGTTGGATATACCCCATTCGGGGAATTTGACTTTGTCGTTGAAGGACAAAGACTTTATTGTATGAAATCTAATGATATTGTAATTAAATATGAATATAAAGGAGACGAAGCAGAATATAATCCTAGCTGGACAAAAAGCAGTTGAGGAATTAATCAAGGTAGCTCAAGAAAAAATAGTTGACAGTGGTGATGATATATCCGCGGATAGACTTAAAAACGCCGCTGCAACAAAAAAATTAGCCATATTTGACGCTTTTGAAATTCTAAGTAGAATAGAAGAAGAGGAAAAATTACTAAAAGAAGGTGATAAGGAGATAGAGACCAAGGTATTTAAAGGATTTGCAGAAGGGAGATCTAAGTAATGTACGAACAATCACTATACAAAATAGTACCAGATTATATAAAGTCTAGTGTTATAAAACAAAACAACCGTCTTAAAAAATGGAAATATGGATATGATAAAGATCATGATGTGGTTGTTATTAGTAAGACTGGAAAGATTGGTGAAATACTTGAAATCCAAAACCTAAAAATAGCATTACCACTAGTAGAAAATGCTTATTCAAGGTCTAATACTAAAGAAGAGCAATATTGGGAGCAAATGGATTTCCCAAAAGAAATAAGTAAAATTAAAAGTACGTTTGATTGGAATAAACAAGCAGATGCTTTTAAAGATCGTTGGTATGATTACATAGATAACGAGTTTAAATATAGAGAAGAAGGTTTATTCTTTTACAACAATGGTAAACCAACTTATATAACAGGTACACATTATATGTATCTTCAATGGAGTAAGATTGACGTTGGAGCACCTGATTTTAGAGAATCAAATAGATTGTTCTTTATTTTCTGGGAAGCATGTAAGGCAGATACTAGATGCTACGGAATGTGTTATTTAAAAAATAGACGTTCTGGATTTTCATTTATGTCATCTGCTGAATTAGTAAACTTAGCAACAATATCTAGCGATTCAAGATTTGGTATATTATCTAAATCTGGAGCAGATGCTAAAAAGATGTTTACAGATAAAGTAGTACCAATATCAATTAATTATCCTTTCTTTTTTAAACCTATCCAAGATGGTATGGATAGACCTAAAACAGAATTAGCTTATAGAGTTCCAGCTTCTAAATTAACTAGAAGAAAGTTAGATATGAACGATCTAGCTATAGACATGGAAGGTCTTGATACAACTATTGACTGGAAGAATACTGGAGATAACAGTTATGATGGTGAAAAGTTAAAACTATTAGTACATGACGAAAGTGGAAAATGGGAAAGACCTGATAACATATTAAATAACTGGCGTGTTACAAAAACTACTTTAAGATTAGGTAGTAGAATTATTGGTAAGTGTATGATGGGTTCAACATCGAATGCTTTAGATAAAGGAGGAGAAAACTTTAAAACTCTTTATCATAATTCTGACGTTACAAAAAGAAACCGTAACGGACAAACTAGTTCAGGATTATATAGTTTATTTATACCTATGGAATGGTCTTACGAGGGATTCATTGATACTTATGGATTACCTGTATTTGATACTCCACAAGAAGCAGTTAAAGGTGTAGATGGAAATTGGATTGAATACGGAGTTATAGAACATTGGCAAAATGAAGTTGATGGTTTAAAATCTGATCAAGACAGTTTAAACGAATACTATCGTCAGTTTCCAAGAACAGAACAACATGCTTTTAGAGATGAAACAAAACAATCTTTATTTAATCTAACTAGAATATACGAACAGATAGATTATAATGAAGATTTAAGAAATACAAGTATTATAACACGTGGAAGTTTTCAATGGGAAAACGGTATACAAGATACTAGAGTTATATTCTATCCAAATAAAGACGGTAGATTTTTAGTTTCATGGGTTCCACCTTTACATTTACAAAATCACATTGTAATTAAAAACGGTGTTAAATATCCAGGTAACGAGCATTGTGGTGCTTTTGGGTGTGACCCTTATGATATATCAGGAACAGTAGACGGTAAAGGATCTAACGGAGCTTTAAGCGGACTTACTAAGTTTTCTATGGAAGAAGTACCTGCAAATCAATTCTTTTTAGAATATATCGCAAGACCACAAACCGCTGAGATATTTTTTGAAGAAGTTTTAATGGCTTGTATTTTTTACGGAATGCCTATACTTGCTGAGAATAATAAACCTAGATTATTATTTCATTTTAAAAGAAGAGGTTATAGAGGTTACTCTATGAATAGACCTGATAAAGTTTGGAATAAATTATCTATAACAGAAAGAGACATTGGTGGAATACCAAACTCTAGTGAAGATATAAAGCAAGCACATGCTGCTGCAATAGAATCTTATATAGAAGAGTATGTTGGAATGACAGAAGAAGGATATGGAGCTATGTATTTTAATAGAACATTAAATGACTGGGCTAGATTTAATATAAATGATAGAACAAAGTATGATGCATCTATTAGTTCTGGTTTAGCTATAATGGCTTGCAACAAAAATAGATATACTCCATCAGCACCAATCTTTAGACAGATTCATAATTTAGGAATTAAAAAATACGATAATACAGGTTCTTTATCAAAAATACATAAGTAAATGAATATATACACAAATACAAATAGTGCGTTTCCTAGTCAGGTGGTACCTGATGCGGTTAAAGCTTCCGAAGAATACGGACTGCAAGTATCTCGCGCTATAGAACAAGAGTGGTTTGATCAAGGTAGAACTACTGGTAATAGATATTTAACTAATTGGAATAATTTTCA